GGCGTTGAGGTTCGCAACTATCTCCGAACCGATAACCGCCTGCCCTGTTGGGCGAGCATAGTTCTGCACGACTGCTGGAGGCCCTGCCTTGATAGTCATGCTCTGCGCGATCTCCTCGGTTGCCTGAGCGTAAGAGCCGAACGCAACAGGGAAGGAGATCACGCCCTGCCCATGCCTGCCTCTAGGGCTCGCCGCAGTCTCTCCGGCAGAACCTTGCCTCTGCGATCTGCTCTGCGGAGGATGCCTTCGCAGGCCTTCGCTGAGAGGTAGTAGTGGATCGGGACATTGTGCTGCGGCTGCAGGATCGAAGACAGCGACGACGAACACTCTTCTACGCCGTTGGGGGATTCCGAAGAACTGTGCATCCAGCAGCCGCCACTCGATGACCACCGCCCCTGCCTCAGCCATCGAGTTGAGGACTGCCCCGAAGTCAGCCCCTTTGTTGGAAGAGAGGGCTCCTGCCACATTCTCCCAAAGAGAGATTCTTGGATACTCATTGTTTGTCTCCTCTCGCATTTCTCTGATAACTCTCATCCCCTCGTGGAACAGCGATGATCGCTCCCCGGAGAGACCTGCCCTCTTGCCTGCCAACGAAAGGTCTTGGCATGGCGATCCCCACGCCACCACATCGGCTCGATCTATCTTAGAGATGATTTCTCGGCCTGTGAGGGTTCGCACATCATCCCAGCGAGGGAGCCCCGGCCAATGCCGCTCCAGCACGGCCCTGCAGTTCTTGTCTATTTCGCACTGATAAACCGAGCGCATCCCTGCTCGCTCTAACCCGAGTTCCATCCCTCCGACTCCTGAGAACAGCGATACGACTCCGAGCCTCTCATCCATAGCAGGCCTCATGTCTATCAGTGGGCGGCATCTCCGAGGAGCGTGATGAGGTCTGCGAAATCAGAGAGGCGCATGATGGCGAGCCCATCGCTGTCCCCATCCGGCATCGCAACTAACACGAAAGGTCGCACATCCCCGAGGGATCGTGCGGCGTTGCTCTGCTGCTCTGCCGCCCGGAACCGAGTGGCGATAGGCGCAACCTGCACCCCTGATTTGACCTCCAGCCGCAAAGCCCCTCCCCATAGTTCCTCATGTCGAGTGTTCGCTCCTGCGATGCCGAGCCTCTTCCGAGCCCTCCTAGCCTTCGCATCTCCCTTCGCTCGGTTGCGTTTGCCGCGAGCCGCAGGATCTCCGCAGCCCCTGATACGCCTCTTGCCATCTCGCCCCGGTCTCCCGAGGGTGCCGAAGCGGGGGCATCCCTGCTCGTTGCATCGGTCACGGTTCCCCTCGCACTGCCCCTTCCGGCCCTGCTGCTCCATCGCCTAGAGCGTACCTCCATGCGAGGTCTGAGCGCAGCCTCCTTCTCTCCGATGGAGTCAAACCTCCGAACATCCCCCATCGGTCATCCATCGCATCGAGCCGCATCACGAGGGCGAGGCACTGCTCCCTGACCTCGCAGTTCTCGCAGACTGCTCTCGCAATCCGATAGTTGGTAGCAAGCAGCGGCTTCGGGGGGAAGAACAGGTCGGAGGGTTTGCCTCGGCAGGCGGCTCTCTCTCGCCAATCGCCCCTATCTGGCACGCCGACTCAACTGATCCATGCGCCGCCATCCGTCCAGCGTTATCACGCAAACCTGCGCCATCAGCCCCGAGGAGACCCGCCTGAGCGAACCGAGCGGAACGATGAGGCCGAGGCTCCTGAGATCGGAGCATCGCTTCCAATAACCCGACCCTGCGAGACCTGCGGAGACTCCTGCCTCCTCATCGGTCAGACCTCGATCTCCGGCAGTCATGTAGGCTGAGAGCAGTCGGTCTCGCTGCGATGGAGCCCTCCTCTCGGCTGCAGCCGCAGCCTCCTTCGAGGTCTGCGGATCGGAACTCCGGGCGAGAGCCCGGGGCTCTCTGACCAACTCCAGATTCGGCTTCTCGGATGGGCCGCCAAGCCCGAAGGAGTGGCTGAACAGTTGCTCCTGCATCAGAACGGTTCCTCATCCCGAGGAGTCTCCGGCTGGGCATCGGGCGGCAGAGTCATGATCGTTGAGATCAGGCCGCTCGCCTCTTTCTTGCTCAGTTGAGCGAGCGAGACGATCTCGCGATCCGCCTGCGCCGAGGCGAGAACGAGCAGATCAGCGACTCCTCGCTCCCTAACGAGTTTGTGAATCAGCCCTAGTTGTTTGTCTGAGACTCGATCTGATGCCCCTGATGGCTCTTTGTTCGGAGATTTCCGCTCAGGCGACGGGATGGGGGCGATGGGGGCTCCTGAGACCTCCCTCGGGGTCTCAGGCTGGCGGTTGCGAACCTCCTCCGCTGAGGCGATGCGCTGGGAGTCGGCTGCGAGGACTGCGACGATGGCCCTGCCCCACGCCGAGGTCTCTGCGTTCATCACCTCGCTCAGTCTTGTGAACGAGGTCTGCCCGACTGCAGGCTCCGCCGCAACGGCGATTCCCGGGCAGGGGTCATCAGGGGAGCGGAACGCCGCAGCGGTGTAAACGATGAACTCGCGACCTCCGATCTCCATGATGCGGAACGGCTCGCTCGGGTTGAATGGTCTGAGGCATCCGTTCGGATGCGCCGCCTTGAACCTGCGGATGCGCTCCGCTACATCCACATACCCTTCCATGCTGAAACTCATGACTGCTCCTTGTTGCGTGACTTGATCGGCTTGCCCGAGGAGATCCGCATCACGCGATACGGCTTCCCGGGTTTCTCATAGTTGGCGCAGAGATCGGGATGATCCTGCCTCAACCGAGACTCATCGAGCGAGGCTCTCCCAGCCTGCTCTTTCCATGTGATGACCTGACGGCCCTCCAGCACTCCGATCTCCGCATCCAGCAGCATTCGGGCGAGCGCATCCTTCGCCTGCTTCTCCTGAGTCTCGGCCTGCCCCTTCAGGTCTCTGGCATCAGCGAGGATGTGGAGCCACAGCCCTGCCTCGCTCGGCAACTCTGCGATGCGAGGCGTTGGCTTCCACAGATCAACGATTTGTTCGTAGGAGAACTCATCCGGGGCGAGAGGGCTCCCCTCATCAACGGCGCAACCGAGCCGCTCAGCCTCCAGCAGCAACGCATCCCACGCCTCGGGGTTCTTGGGAACCTGAGTCAAAGAGAGCCGGAGGTCTCGATCCAGAGCCATAATGAACACCTCTGCTCCGAGGAGCGAGCCCTGAACCCATGACTGCCAAAGCCACTCTGCAGGGAGATCATCGGCATCTCTCACCGAGTAGCGAGTCGTGGTCTTGGCCTCAACGATGACCTCTGGCTGCTCGGCTGCGCCAACAATCCCATCGAGGGTCGCGATCCATCGCCCCTCGGCATACATAACATCCGGGGTGACCACCTCTGCACGAAGGATGCGCCCTGCCTCAGCGAGCAGCGCAGGCTCCAGAACATGACCTCTGCGGAACACCTCAGTCTGCTCGGAGATGATCGGCTGACTGCGTTTGGATGCGAACAGGTCGCCTCTGCTCACATAGGGGCTCTGCCCCATCAGCGAGGCGGCCTCGGATGCGCCGAACACGCAGAGACCCTGAGAGTCTCTCCATCTCAAACGGAGCCACTCCTCGGAGCCATGCTCAGGCTTTCTAACGGTCTGCATACTTGTTCCCTCCTAGTCTGGTGACTCCCATCATGCCGAAGGGGTGCTATACAGATCCGATCAGGACTCGGAACGCCGGATTTCCTCGTTGTTTCGAGTGAGCCTCTTCTGCCATCCGTAGCCGATGTTGATCCCCTCGTAGAGGAGATGGGCCTCTGCGTGATTATCAGAGGAGAACCGAGTCTCCCAATGGCGACGAACCCCTCTGCGGATTTGGATGCGATAACAAACCTTCATACAGCCTCCCATGTCTCATCGGGCATCCTGCCCGATGGCCCCAGAATAGGGAGGGGATGACGCAAAGTCAAAGACCCCGATTTGACTTCGTTTGCTATCCTTCTATTAGCAGCAGGCATCCGCCTGCTCAGACAGAGGGAGACATGGAATGGATACGAAGGAGATCACTACCCCCGAGCAGGCTGAGGCCCTGCTTCGAGAGGTGACGGAGCGGCACGGCAGCCCGGTCTACATTGCGTTCATCCCCGGGCGCATCCGCAGGATGGTTCCACTGGAGACTCGCAGAGAGATCCTCAAAGGGGCTCGCATCTCCGAGGGCTGGCAGAGTAGGGTTCGGGATGCAGGCAGAGAGGCGATCATCCGATTCGCTAGAGAGAACTTCGCAGTCATGGTCACCGTCAGGGAACTCGCAGACATGGCAGGAGTCTCGCTCGGCATCGCTCGCAAAACCGTCAAGGAGAACCCTCGCCTGTTCCGCAAATCCGAGGGCCGCTCCTATGAGTGCCGAGGAGAGGCAGACCTCTGATGAGCGACCTGCACATCCCAGCCGATGCTCTCGCAGCAATCAACGCAACCTCCCAGAGGAAGAAGGAGGAGGCGGAGGCACAGCATCAGCAGAGGTCTCCCCAAGAGGGAGCCCTGAGATGGAGACCTCGCACCCCCATCATCATCCGAGAGGCTGCAGACCTGACGGAGGAGATGCTCCCAGCCATCTCCGAACTCACGGATGACCTCTGCCCGGATCCTGACCAACGAGTGGATTGGGAGCAGTTTGCGGATTATCTGGAGCGATGGGAGAACATCGTCGTTGCCGATCTCGACTGCCCAGCGTTCCGCAAACTCCAGCGCATCGTTCGCAGACTACGAGAGCAGGCATGAGGCGCAAACAGCCGAGGCTGACCGCTGAGCAGGTCACCATCCTGCTCACCGCTCTAAGCGACTATCTGGAGCGGCAGGAGGTCATTGCACACGACATAGAGGCGGTGATGTGCATCGCTGATGATGATGAGGTCGCCCTGATGGAGTTCGATCTCAACGATGTGCGCAGGCGCATCTCTCAGACATTCGAGAGCATCGCCATCCTGCGCTCGCTCTGCCCTGAGGCGTTCCCGAGCGACTGACCCCCCCACTCGGGGCAGGGGAGGGAAGGGAGGGAACTCACTCCTGCCCCGAGGGAGCGCAGCGGAACAGGGGGGCTGCACCCGACTGTGATACTACTCTCATACTCCTCACCATGCCTACAGGGATGCAGATCATCGAGTCGTAGTGCGGCTCAGAGTCATCCTCCCCGAGGCTGTGGACCGACTGTGCCACAACAACATGATCAGGTTTCGCTGATGAGATCAGCAGCCCAACGGTGCGGACTCGGCAGGAGTCCTGCTCGATCTCCCTATGGGTGATCCATGAGCCGGGATCAGAGTGGGCATCATCCCACTCAACAATGACTATCTGCAGGCCGCTCACCATTTCTCCTTCTTCAGGTCGGCGCAGAACACGGGGGCCTGCACCGTCAGACCTCGCTCAGGAGTGACTATGGCGAGAGCCTGCTGTGGCGGCTCGAACCCGAAGTTGCTCACCTTTGCGTACTCATCAAATCCCTTTAGGGAACCGTTGATGATCAAAGAGGGAGTCGGTAGATACTGATGCCAATGCCCGAGCCACAGCGTTGAGAACTGCGAGCCGATGGCGAGATGATGCTGAGCCTTTCTCGCCCGGAGCCGCATGATCGGCGGGTAGATGCCTCCGATCCCTCCTCCGCCGCTCACCTGATCGCCGTGAGTCACGAGATGATGATGCTCGTAGATTCGGATGAGGCAGTCTGCCGACTCGGGAATCTGGAACGAGACTCGGGCATCTCCGGAGAAATGGCGTTCTACCATCTTTGAGAGCAGCCAATCGAAGTTGGTGCGAACCCTCTGTTTCGCCCGGGGCTTCCTGCTCATCCTGCCGTGGTTTCCGACGACGGACGCCACATGAATGTTGTTGAACTCCCCTGCGAGCAGGTCTATGCCTGCCGCGATCTGCTCGCTCCAGAACAGCAGCGAGCCGAGCATGGTGTCCGCATTCGTCTCCTTCAGTTCCTCGTGAATGTCGCCAGAGAAAATGTCGCCGCCGAGGATCAGAATGATGCCGTCATACCTGACCCCGGCGAGATAGTGCCGAGCGAGTTTCACCACGTTCTGCGCCCATCGCTCCAGCCTGATGACGGCAATCTCACGGTTGTAGGCGTTGAGACCCTCCATCTCCTCCGGGTTCACAACTTCGTCAAAGTGGGTATCTGAGAGCATCGCCATCAGGGTCGCCGCCGAGGCTCTCGGCTTGCCGGGGCTCATCCATCGGGGCGGCTGCAACTCCGCCCCCTCAGCGGCAGAGACTAGGGAGAGAGCCTTCTCGGAGGTCTCCAATGCGTCGCGGAGACGAGCAACCTCCCTGACAGCGGAGTCGCGCTCACGCCTGACTTTGATCAGGGCCGATTGAGCGGCAAGGTTGCTCTGCTGCTCAATCTCTCCTCTAAGCCTCACAGATCAGTTCTCCCTACGGGCTTTCCTGATCGAGTGCGTTGAGAGTCTGATCCCCCTGCTCCGCATCGCCTCTGCTATCGCATGGAGAGGAATCGCAGGATCGAGGATTGCCTCTAGGAGATCCCTCCTCTCCTCCTCATCGGACAGTTGTTCGAGAGCATGATCAACCCCGTTCTTCGGGCGCGAGTTCGCCGCCTGCTCCCGGATTTCGTCGCCCAGTCTGCTCACGCTGTTCCTCCTTGTGCCATCGTATGTGTCCATTCATGAGATCCTCAACCCGAGTCAGCGACCTAAACACATGGGCGATCTGTTGAGAAACTACCGCATGATCATCCCGATTCTCCTTCCGCGATTTCTGTATCAGCGCAACGATGATGCCCCCGACGACCGACAGAAGCCCAACGATGACTGCCGCAAGCCCCTGATCCATCAGCAGACCTCCAGCCTCTCGAAAGCCGTCCTCATGGCGTGCGAATCGTCGCTCATCGCAGGCGACAGTTCCACATGAAACCAATCGCCGCCCGGAGCCCCGAAGATCGTCGGCTGCTCGTATCGCATCCATGAGCCCCTATCGCATCGCCATCCTCTGCCGTATGGGGCAGGCTGGTAGTCCAGGATGGCCTCCAAACCGAACTCGTTTGCCCGAGAGGTCAGCAGCCGCATCCACTCGCGAGCAACCCTGATTCCATCAGGCTTCCCTCTGCCATCCCTCATGTTGCGGTAGGAGAGATCAACCGCCCTACCTGTGGCATGAACGCTCAGGGTCTCCTTTCCTCTGGCTTTGCGGTTCGCAAAAGTGCCGTTGTTCCACAGGGCGCGATCAGTCCGAGCCTCGATCTGTGCAACGAACTCAACAAGCCCCGGGCGAGCCCCCGGGCCGATCCCATCAGAGATTCCTGTGTATCTGCGAGCAGGCCTAGAGGGAGTCATCCGATGATCCTCTGCCGAACGCCCGATCGTTAGGGTTCGCCCACCGAATGAGTGGCGGCAGGATCGCGGCGACCGCCGCCTTGCCGATGTCCTCGGGTGCGTAGTTGCCGGTGGCGAGGACGGCGAGCACGGCGGCGAGGGCGGAGCGCAGGTAGGAGGCGAGGGCGGCCTTCTGTTGCCGGGTGAGGCTAGGCATCTTGTTCTCCAGTCGGTGTCGGTGATACGAACACATCGTTCGCCGCATCATAGGTATCACCGATGCCTGCGTACTTCTGACGAAACCGCCCTGAATAACTACACTGCCGCCATTCGCCCGATAGTCCGATGCTGGCGATGAACGCCTGACCTGCGGCTTCGCTTTCGGGGAAGTCGCCGCCGCCGCAATCGTCGTTGCCGATGACGATGACTTCACGCACCACACCGTTCTCAATCTTTGCGAAGTGTGCCATTACGCCACCGTCAAACTTCCTGAGCCGTTGAACTGAAAATACGAATAGCCGCCGCCTGCGTCTGTTGGTGTCGGTGATGTTGCGCCGCTTGCGCTCACCGTCAAGCCTGTTGCGTCGCTCGTCAGATAGCGGATGATGACGATGCCTGAGCCGCCTGCGCCTGCGGTCGAGCCTGTGTCGGCGTCGCTTCCTTGCCCGCCGTTGCCCGTGTTCGCCGCACCTGACGCTCCTCCGTTGGCGTTGCCGCCAGCCGAGTAAGAGATGCTGGCACCGGTGAAGTCGTTGGTCGAGCCGCTGCCGCCTGTGGAGCCGGAGGCTGCGCTGCCTTTGCCGCCGCCGCCTCCGCCCGTGAATCCGACTGCTGCTGCTCCGTTGTTGCCTTCGCCTGAGACACCGCTACCGCCTGCGCCACCGTTCGAGCCTCCACCGCCGCCCGAACCGCCGACTTGACCATTCACGGCGACGGTGCCGTCCGCTCCTGCGCCGCCGCCTCCGCCGTTGGCAGACGAGATGAACGATGACGCTGTGCCGTTGCTGCCGTTGTTGCCGCCTGCTGCTGTGCTTTGTGTAGCCGCCGCTCCTGCTGCACCGACTTTCACCGTGTAGGTCGTCTTGCCGATGATGCCGCTACCCGTCACGAACCCGCCCGCACCGCCTCCGCCGGGGCTGGCTCCGCCTCCGCCGCAACCGCCGCCACCGCCGCCACCGACCAGCAGGAACTCGACGGCGAGCGTCTGCTTGCCAACATCACGCTGAGTCCAGCCGCTTACCTTCGTACCCGAACGAGTGCGCTCACCGAAACGCATCAGTCGCCGCCTAGGCGGTGATGCGGTTCACATAACCGCCGACCATCACCACATTCGCAGTAGCGGCGAACGCACGCACGACGAGCGCAGTCGCGTTGCCCTTGATCACGAGACCCGGCACGACGAGAAGCAGACCCGATTCGGCGGTGATCGTCTGCTCGATGAGATCATCCGGGGATGATGTGCCGCCGAACTCGATCGTCAGTTTGCGATCAGTCGCATCCGAGTTCACGGCATACAGCCAGATTTCGTCGTAGGTCGTGGCGGTTGAAGATCCGGTATGGATTGTCGTTCCAGCCGTCGCCGTTGCGGCGACCTTGATCAGTTTCCCATCGGTCGAGCCCGAGAGATGGATCTTGCTGTATGTCGCCATGAGGTCTCCTTATGAGAAGAGGGATGCCGCAAGAACGAGTTGATCGGAGTCATTCACGAGCCCATACTTCGACCAAGAAGAACCGGAGTAGACGTAGAGGGAATCGTCTGCATCAATGTAGGCGAACATACCTTCTGCCAGAGTCGGCTCCCCGGCTCCGCCGAACGCTGCATCTCTAGCCGCAGTGGTTGCGAACCGCATGATGGATTGATCCATCAAGAAAGTGTTGACCTGTTGGGCTGTGAGCACCTGCCCGGATGTGAAGAGGAGTGCGCCTGCGCCTGCCATACCCGAGCATCCTACTGCTCAGACGAGTGCGTTGTCTGCATCGAGGACCCCGAACTCCGAGTCGTTGAGGACGAACTGAAAGACGATGGGAATCCATGCGAGGCCGATTGCAACCGTATGCGCCCCGGGCGTTATCTGATGGGAGATGCTCTGTATCCGATAGGTGTCCGAGACCTCCAGAGGGGAGCCTGATGCGAACGTGCGGTTGATCACGATTTGGTCTCCGATCTCCAGCCCGAGGATGGCGACTCGATCAGCCTCCGATTTGTCGTTCAGGATCACGCTCATGGCATCGAATCGGTATTCAGGTTGAGCGAACTGCTCGATGAGGTCATTCGCGAGGGTCAGGGCTTGCGCCTCGGAGCCGAGCAGCGAGTCAGAGAGCGTCAGGGTTTGGATGCCGAACTCGGCTTGGGAGGCCTCATCATCCGCAGTCTGGGGGGAGCCCCCCTCTGGGGTGACCACAACTTTGTTGAACAGGATTTCTGAGCCGTAGCGAATCGAAAGGGTCTGATAGGGGATGCCTATGCCTGAGTCTGAGAACGACTCTACAGGGTTGGAGAATGAGGTGCCTGTTCTGTCGAGGAACGTGAGATCTCCGCCCCGGGCGATGAAGCAGAGGCCCTGCTCCGCCTGAGCGATGCTCTGGAGATAGGTCAGAGCGTTTGTGTTCTCCTTGATCTCATAGGAGCCGAGGCTGGCCACCCCTGAATCTATGTCTCGGGTCGCCGGGAACGAGATCTCTGGGAGATCGAGCAGGAATGAGACTCTCGCCCCCGAGAGTTCGGCTGAGGGGGTCACGGCGGTCACTGTTGCCGTTCTGGCGAGAATCTGAAACTCATCGGCGCAGGTCAGAACCGCTGTTGAGCGATCCTGCTCGGAGGGGGCAGGTTGATACTGCACATCCACATCAACGATTCGGCCAACGAACAGAGGCTCCCCATCGGCGGAGACCGACACCTTCCTTCGGGGGACCACTCCTGAGCGACCTGCAGCCGCAGACCAATAGGGCGAGTCCTGATTCAAGGGATCGAACCGGCGATCATTATTCAGCAGTTTCAGCGAGAGGGAGCCTGCCGAGAAGGAGGAGAGTTGATCCTGTCTGCCGCGAGAGATTCGGGCCTCCTGAACATACGGTGCTATGTCGAGGCCCTCCAGTGTTCCATTGAGCACATCGGAGCCGTTGAGGGTAGACGAGTTGAGCGTGAACTCCCGAACAACAAAACCGACCTCCGCGAGGATCTCGATCTGCTCGCCCCACGGCAGAGTTGAGGCCATCAGGCGACCTTCAGGGGTTGGGCTGCGCCGACTAGGGCTCCGTTGCGGAACTGCCATTTGCGGAGGGCCTCAACGATGGCATCCCCGATCTCCGGGCCGTTCGCCCCCATCCCGGCATTGACTGTGATGTGGATCGCCCCCATCCCAGCGGCATCTCTCAGGGGGATGATCGCCTCCGGGCCTGCCTCTCCAACGAGTCCGATGGTCGGGCGAGTCACGATGCCGCCGGAGGCGAACTCAGCGACAGGGCCAAATCCGAGAGGGCTGAGCAACGCCGCTGCTGCTGCAGCAGCAGCCTGAGCGGCTGCGGCTGCGGCTGCGGCGACCTGCGATGGGAGAGCAGCCCCCTGCTGCGCCGCGATCCTATCCTCAGCCCGAGAGATGATCTCCGATGGAGTCTGCCGTTTCAGGGCGTTGAGTTCTTTCTGGGCCTCGATCAGGGAGAGCAACGCATCCCTCTCCCTCTCGAACGCCTCTGCAACAGCGTCGATGGCTTCCTGCTCACGTTTCTTGGCTTCGTTCAGATCATCGAGGGCCGCCCTGTAGGCATCGGACCCCTCCTTCGCTCCGTTCAGCACCTCGTTGAGATAGGCCTGAGCAGCCGCCTGCTCAACCGTTGCATCCTTCTGATCGCGAATGGCATCCTCAACTCCTCGCTTGGCTGCATCCAGATCCCTCTCGGCCTCAGCCAACTCCTCGGCGGTGGCCGATTTGTTGCGCTCAGCGGCGAGAGCCCCTTCCGCATCTTTGACCCCCAGCGTTGCCTCGGCAACCCTGAACTTGGCCTCTTCCAACGCAATCTCGGCTCTGCGAATCTCAACTGCCGAGGCCTCTGGGCTCCCCCGGAGATCAGCGAGTTCCTTCTCTGCCTCAGCGACCCGGAACGCCGCTTCCTCCACATCGAACTTGGATCGCGAGAGGTTCCTCTCCGCTTTGGCGACTGCCTCCGGGTCTGCCTTGATCGCCCGGAGGGCCGCGAGAGCCTGCTCAGCCTGCGTGACTCTCCGCAAAGCATCAGCCTGCGAGAGGTTGCTATCCCTGAGCCGCCTATTGGCATCCTCTAAAGCCCGAGTCGCCTCCTGCGCCTTCTTCGACTCTCTGGGGTAGCCCTGAGTCACGAGGTTGAACTGCGCTTGGGCGACCCTGACCCCCTCAGTGGCGTTCCCGAGGGCTCTCTGAGCCTCCGCTGTCGCTGCGCTCGCTTCCGTCAAATCCTTCTGCTGGGAGGTCACGCCTCGCAGGGCTGCGGTGTATTCCTTCAGCATCTCAGCAGCAGTCTTGACCTTCGCAGCCCCTCCCGTAAACGTTTCCTCCTGCTGCTTCTTCTCCTCCTGATACTGAGCGATGCGCCGCCGAAACCTCGCAGTCTCCGCAACATCGAACCTGGAGAGTGCGATATTAGCCCTCCCTCCGGCATCCTCGGCGGCATCCCCGATCTTGCCGAACGAAACGGTGCTAAGCAGCGTCACATCTTTGAGGTTTGCCCCGAAGAAACGGAACACTTTGAGGAACACATTGTTCCACGCGATGAACGAGTTCACCACACCGATGATTGCGTTCACCAGCAACTCAAACGCCTTGATTACGACATTTATCGCAGCAATCGCCACTTTGCGGAATCCCTCGAATCGCACGGAGAGGATCACGATGATCGCGATGACTGCCGCGATTGCAGCCGCGATCAGACCGAAAGGGGTTGCCGCGAACGACACTCCGAAGGCGATGTTCGCAAGTTTCGCCGCATTCGCCGCCACCGTGTAGGCGACTGCTGCGGCCCGGAGAGTCACCAGAGCCCCGGCGACTGCGAGGATGGCGGTTCCCATCGGGCCGAGGTTGGAAGTAAAGTTGAGAACCGATTGGCCCAAGAACTTGAACGCAGCCCCGGCTCCTCGCTCTCCGAGCAGGTTTGCGAACTGCTGCAGCACGGGGAGGATGGATTCATTTATGAACGAGAGCATCGCCTTGAACACAGGCAGGAGGGCCGTGCCGATCTCCGCCCTGATGTTCTGGAACTGCGCTGCGAGGATGCGCTGCTGGTTCGCGGCCCCATCCGAGGTTCGCGCAAAGTCTCCCTGAGCAAGAGCGGTGTCCTTCAGGATCAGGGCGTATGCAGCCTGAGATTTCGCGGCCACATCGAGGTTGCCCTTGCCGCTGTAAAGTCCGAGGTTGAGAGCCTCCTGCTTCAGGCGAACATCGTTGAGGGCGACTCCGAACCGTTTCAACGGCTCAGTCTCCCCGGAGAGCCCCGAGCGGAGGGCTTGGATCGCATCCTCGACGCTGGTGTTGTTGAACGACGCGAGATCCGATGCCAACTGCACGAGCGTCACGCTCATGTTCGCGGCCTGCTCTCTGCCGACCCCGAACGCTTGGAACAGGTTGCCGTAAGTTCCTGCAGCCTCCAGAGCCGCCTGTTTGGAGATGCCTGCGCTGACTGCGCTCTTGGCTGCGAAGTCCTCGATGATGCCTACAGAGTCTCCGAACACCACATTGACCTTGCTCTGCGACTCCTCCAATGCAGAGGCCGCATCAACGAGGTTCTTTCCGATGACTGCAGCCGCCCCGATGGCGATTGCCGAGATCTTCGCCAGTCCTGCAACGAGAGATCTTGCCGCCTTGTCTGCGTTGAGCAGTCCGAACGCCGCCTTGTCTGAGCCAGACTCCAACCGCTTGAAGTCGCGGATTGCGCGATCTATCCCCTTCGCATCGAAGGTAGAGATGATCGGAACGACAACTGCCATTTCAGATTCCTCGCGATCCGAACCTGCCGAGCGATGTGCGTACCCGGGCGGATGCGAACGCAGACTGTTTCGCCGTGCGAGACTCTGCGCCTGCAGCCAGCGACTCGTTCACGACTTTCTCTGCCTCCGCGATTGCGGCCCTGATCTCGCTCTCGATGGCTGGGAACTTGGAGAGAACCCCGGGCCACATCGCCCTCGATGCCTCCCCCTGTTTCCCTCGGAGGTTCGGGATGAAGCTCGGATGCTTGCCGGAGGAGGAGCGGCCCGAGATGTCGAAGATGGCTCCTGCTGGGTCGGTCTGAACAAGTTTGACGATGGGGGCCATTCCCGTCGCCCGATTCGTTCTGCCGCCCGTTCTGACCTTGATTCCTTTCCGGGCCGAAGGACCGTAGTATTTGGGGAACCCTCCTGCGGTTCTCTGCCCGGGGGCCGAGCCCTGCCATCCGCTCAGAGCATCCGACTCGGGGAACAGAGAACCTACATAGTCCGCGATGGGTTGCGCCGCCGTTCGCATCCTCCCCGTGATCGCCTTATGGAGCGACCTATCGAGATAATAGAGTTCCTGCAGAACCTTCTTGATGCCGTCAATCTGAGTCAGTGCAGCCATGATCACTCCGATGGTATCAGCGGCGCATCCTCTCTGCTTTCCACCGCAGGTAAGCCCACATCTCTCTGATCATCGCATCACCCGAATCGAGGAGATCGAGCGGTGCTATCCCCGTTTCACAGGCCAGAGCCGCGATCAGGTAGGTGGCTGACTCTGAGCCAAAGGGCCGGGGTCAGCCGCCTCTCGGGGGGCGCATGAGACAACCGTGCTGATCCAATCCGGGTCAAAACGCAGCGCAGTCTGTTTCGTTCGAGTCAAAGCAGACCACGCAAGCCATGCGAGATCCGTGAGCCGGAGGTCTGAGTCGAGGCGAGCCACACTCCGATTCCATGTACGCTCAAAGCCGACGAAATCCGGGAACGCCGCATCAACATCGGCCTTGTCGCCGTTGATGAACTCAACGCTCAGAGCAATCTTCATCGCCCCTGCTCCTCTCTGATGCTCGGATTACGATGTTGCCTTTGTGAGCGTTCCACCCTGGAAGTTCAGTTCGGTGGTTCCGAGTTCTCCAACGCTGCCGTTGATCGGCGTGTGCGAGGCGAGGTAAGTACCTGTGATGGTGTACGAAGGGTTCGTTGAGGAAACGGCGGAGGAGGTCGGCTTGAACACGACGGTGGTGGTTGTGCCAACGAGTGGAAAGACGGTCGCCTCCACATTCGATGCGGCAAAGTCCTGATTCAGGGTAACGGCTGCCGAGATGTTGCCGAGACCGTCCGTGAACTTTCGGCTGTTGTCTCCGAACGCCGTGACCTCTACGGCTTCCTTCTCGTAGTTGATGGTCACCTGCGTGGCTCGGCTCGCCAGATCCACGCTGTTGATCGTAACCGTCACATCCTTGAGAACGATTTGAGCCATGAGCGATTACTCCTTGTCCTTGTCGGCCTTGATCTTCGGAACGCCTACGACTCCGAGGTGGCCCGCCTCGATGAGAGCCGCAATGTTCGCGCCCGGGAGATCCTCGTCGGTCACCAGATCGCCGTACTTGTGACCTGAGAGCAGGTCGCTAGTCACTTTGTACTGAGCCATTGAGGTCTCCTAGCCGTGAACCGTCACCGTGAACTGTACCTGAAGAAAGTCCGCATCCGCAACCGTGAGAGAGGTAATGTTCGCAGCCGAGGCGACGATGAGCGTGCTGCAAACTCCGCCGAGAGTCGGATCCGCCTCTATTGCTGCTCTGATCGAGGAGGCTCCCGAGTAGGCTAGGTAGGCATCGAGCAGGCTGTGGGCCGTGCGATCAATCCAGCGGCCCGTGACTGCTGTGATGCCCCAAGTCATCAGAACATCGCCTCCTCCCATCGCTCTGTGGTACTCGACCTGCTGGAGGACGGGGAAAGCGAACGGAGGGTTGAGTTGCTCTGGCTGATAGGAGTAGGTTCTGAGCCCCGAGATCGTTGCGAGCCGGGTCTGCAGCCCGGAGGCGACCTGTGAGATGGTGGCAGGCATCAGGCGATCCCGAGGATGCGATACGGCTGCAGGAGGTCTCGCACATCGGGATCAACGGAGCGCACCTGCAGGGCCATGTCTCCGAAGCCGACGACTCCGAGGGCGGCGTTGTATCGCGCAAAGCCTCTGATGGAGAGGAGGATGCAGGCCTCCCTCACATCATCAGGAACGGAGGGCCATCCCCAGACTGCCGTGACCTGAACGCCGGGGAGATCAGGAGGGGAGAAGAGGGGGAACCGTTTGCCTCCCGTTGCTTGGATCAGCGTGTAGGGGCGATACTGGAGCGAGGCGTTTGTTGGCGCAAGAATGTAGTCGGTGTTGAGGCTCCATGTGGTCTCATAGGTTCCGTTGCCATCAGTATCTGTCTGCAGGGTGATGTTCGTTGAGGAGAGATCCTGAACGGTGAGATGGTAGGAGTAGTTGGCATAAAGCCGGATCGCGGTTGAGGCGGTCTGATAGAAGAACCGATTGCAGTACCCGTCGATCCGCCGAGACGCCCCCTCGATGGCCTGCTCCAGCAGCGTGTTGTCGTTATCGTCAGTCAGCCGGAGGACGGCTTTGACCTCCGACAGCGTTGCGTATCCGTTGGTGATGCTCACGGCTTCCTGCGCTTCCGGGCGCGAGGAGCGGTGGCTCGCTCAGTCTCTGGGCAGAGCGAGGTAGTCTCTATCTCATGCCCGAGGGCTGCGAGAGCGGCATCAACCGCAGCGATCCGATCACGGAGACCTCTGGCCTCATAGCCCCTGCGCTCAACGAGCAGAGCGTTGATCTCCTCTTTCCGTGCGTGGCTCATCATGCCTCCATCGTAGAGGAGGCCGATGCCTCCGCGATGAGAGAACCCCGATTTAGAAGGTCGGTGGGACCAAACCAGTGCCGTTGATCTGCGCCCATGCGTTCGGGTAGCGGTTCGCTGTGAAACACGAGTAGCCGTAGACAACTAGGGTCACATCGAGTTCGGCAACCTTCGGCTGCTCGAAGCGGAGCAGCATCGGATCGCCGCCAGCCTGCTCCCACAGGTGGAGTTCCTGCAGGTTGCCGACATAAATGGTGTCCTGATTCGTTCCGGAACCCTTGTTGGTCGCCACGTTCGCATCGGTGATGACCGGGAGGCCGAGGATGCTGTAGCCGCTGTTGCCATACTGCGCCGATCCTGCACCCGTTGCCACAGGGTTCAGAGCAACAGGCGACGGAACCGCGATTGGGCGGTTCTGACCGTCAAGTGCCGCAAGGATGAACGCTAGGCGGCGAGGATGCATGATGATCGAGTTGGGGCCTGCGAAAAACGTTGTCTGTACTCTCTGCACCGCATCCGCCAACTTGGGGTACAACTCCGTCACCGTGGGCGTGTCGTCGGTGTAGGTGACTGCCTGACCTGCGGAGGCGAACAGTTCCGCCACGAGCAGTTCGTCGAGTTTCGTGTGGTAGGCGGCGATGAGGTCTGCGATGACCAGCGAGTCCACGTTCGTGCCGCGCTCGATGGCCTGACGCGAAACGTTCTGCTGACCAGCGATGGTCTTGACCGTCAGGTCTAGTTTGGTGTCGTCGGCGTTCGTCTCTTGGACGGCTGCGCCTTCGGTCTGCTCCGCTACTGCGGTTCCGGTGGTGACCTTCGAGATCGAGATGGTCAGGCCTGCATCGGGGAGGGCGTGCTTGCGGGCGCGATCCGCGACGGGGCGGCCTGCTCGTGCCAGCGGTGCGGCAAGTTCGGTCAGGAACTGCGGAACCACCAAACCTGCGAAGTTCGCGGAGGTCACATCGCGACGCTCGATGCGCTCCTCGTTCATGTGTCGGGCGAGTCGCTCCCGGGCGGCGTAATCGTTGTTGAACTGTGCGGCGAACGCATCGCGGAGGAACGAGTTGCTGCTCTCCAGGCTGTAGGTGCGTGGCTCTGACTTGATGGTGGTCACATCGGTCTCCTGTAGTCTTACTTCGGCTCGGATCTCCGCAGCCTTCGCCTGCCGCTCTTCGAGTTCGCTGTAGCGAGCGATCTGCTCATCCAGCGAGCGGATCAGGTCGAGGTTGGCTGCGATTTCTCCATCCTCCTCGGAGTTGATGTCGCGGCCTGCGGCTTGCGCCTCGTTCACGATGTTCTCGCTTGCGGTGATCAGCGCGTCGCGCTTCTCGATGAGGGTGGCTGAGTGCTTCACGGTTGCTCCGTTTCTGTCGTCTCTGAATGTCTCGGAGTGCTTCTGCGAGTGACCCTCATCGGATCGGCTCTATTGCGGCTGCCGTTTCGCTCTGGCGATTCTGAGTTGTGCTTTCCTCAACGCCGGAGCGACACTAGGGAGCGTACCAAAGGTTTGTGCAGTTCGCAACTCTGCGGAGGTCTCCTCGTAGGCGGGGAAGGTCACTACCGACACATCGAAGAGTTGCACCTCCGTCAGTTCCCGGATGCTCATCTCCTTGTTCCACGAGTCTTTGACGGTGCGGAACGCAAACGACATTTGTGAGAGGTCTCCTCGGGTCATTGCGGAGAGGACTCGCTGGGCATCCGGGTTCTTGGGATCGAGTTCTGCCTCAACAAGGAGGCCTCGCTGATCCTCGGACAGTCTGAGGGTACCGGATTTGGTGCGAGCCAGAGGAACCCCCTCGTGATCTACGAGGAGCCTCACATCCGCCCCATCTTTGAGGGTCTTGGTGAATGCGCCACGCCGAACATACTCGATGAACGGCATCGGCTCCGAAGGCGAGTCAAATACTGCTGCGTATCCAACGAGGCGGTTGCCTGCCTCTCGGCGCATCTCCATCGTTGAGTAGGCGACGGTGCGACGCTCATCTACCTGCTTGGAAACCCAGCGGTGAGCCCGGATGCTGCGCTTGGCAGTCACCGTCAGGGCTTCAGCCCTGTGGACCACGAGCGTGTCGGTAGGTTTATACTCAGTCTCACCATCCTCCTCCTCGGCCCCGTAAACTCGGATGAGATAGGCGGGCTCATCCTCGGAGCCCTGCATCGTGAAATCGCCCGGGGAGGCGGAGACCGAGCCGCTGGTCTGCACCTTCTCGATCCGCCCGTATGCTTCTCCTCCAGCAGAATCCCATTTGACGAACGTGCCAACTGAGAGATCCTCGATGGAGGCCCGGGGTTCAGTCGCAACGATGCTCATCTCAGCCGACGAGTGTAGTGCTCTTGCATCGAGCCTCTCTACTATGCGCTCGGCATAGGCCTGCGCCCTCTCTGCGCTCGATCTGCTGGAGCCTCCGCCCCACAGCAGCATGGCGACCAGCCCCGGCGTTATCTCTCCGGGCTCATCCACAGCCGCCAGATCAACGATGTGCCTGGCAATCCAAGGCCCTATCTTGCGCCATTTCTGCTCTGAAACCTGCCCAGCCGCCATCTTACGGGCATCCTCAACGGTCTGAGGCATCAGCCCGGAGCCGGATTTGCCGTCCTCGTGGAGCCGCAGCCCCCTCTCTGCTGATGCTCGCATGAACGAGGGCGGTGAGAGATCCGGCTCCTCTCGCTCCTCAACTCTCGGTTCAGTCCAAGAAATCTCCCCTAGAGGTTCGATTCCCTTCGCAATCGAGGCGGCGACCATCTGTGCGATTGCCTCATCCTTCGTATCGTGGCATCCGATCACATCGAGACTGCCATCATCCTCTCGCATGACTGCCGCCCATCCGCTGCAGCCCGGGGCGTTGTCTGAGATTCCGAACGGCATCGGTCATCTCGCCGGAGGCTGGGCATCGGATCCGATGGTGGGCAACGTTCCGCCCTCAACCCCGGCGACTGCTGTGCCGGAGATGCCGAGAACGAACTGATCTCCGCCCTCGTACGGCTCGCGATCCTCCTGATCTCGCGCCTCGTTCGGAGTCAATGTGCCGGACATGATCTGTGTCTGTTGCGCCCTGACTCGGGTGAGCAGGTCGGCTCTCTCGAACTCATCGGCGTTGAACTTGACCTGTTGCGGCATCGGCAGGAGATCGGAGATGGCGACCTCGATCCTCCGCATCCACGGCAGGAGGGTGTAACGAACGAAGTTTATTCCGGCAGATTCCACGTTCTGATACGTCTGGGAATCTCCGCCTGTTCCGTTGATGAGATGGAGCGGTATGCGATAGGCCCGTGCGATGTCTCGCACTAGGGCTTCGCGATGCTCCAGCATTTGCAGATCCGCCGCAGACGTTACTATCGGTTTCCATTTCAGGCCGGAGGTGAGGACTGCTGGGCGGCGATGCTTGTAGTGCGAGTCCTCCCAGTTGCGGCGCACGAGTTCTGCCTGCTCCTGAGTCAGGGAGCCATCGGTCTCCAGCACCGAGGATGGGGTTGCTCCCTCGCCGTAGAACTGAGCGAGGTAGCGATCCATCGCCATCGCCGTACCGATGGCGTTGCGGTTGGCGTGCAGCGGAGAGATGCCCCTGCGCCTGCCCGGGAGGATTATCCAGTGAATCGCCTTGATCTGCGAGGTTGAGTATCGCTCCTTGTTGATCTCGTACTGATATGACGCATCGGTATCGGAGTACACATCCTTGATGCGCTGCGGATGGATGTTGATCATCTCGACGGGCAACTCCCCCGGATTGCGAGGGGCGAAGATGTAGGCGCATCCATGAGTGGTCAGCGTCAGCACGACCTGATGGATGAACTCGAACATGTTCTGATGTTCGTTTGGCTTCTGCAGCACGCTGGGAGTCTGCAGTACCTCGATACGGTTTCCTCGTTTGCGATACAAATCCAGAGGCATCGCCGCGATTGAGTCTGCGATGATCGAGACTGCGGAGAGGAACGCCGAGGATGCGAACGCCGATAACTCGGTGACTACCTCGCCGGAGTAGTTTGGGTAGTAGGGCCGGGCGGTGATCTGATAGGGGTCGAGATCGTTCGGCAGGGCTCGCCTCTCTCTGTTGCGCCACAAACTCATGCTGCGAGACCTCCTGCGAGGATGAGGAGGATACCTGCCGTGATGACGGCTCCGGGGATGGTCCACAGGCCGATGCCGAGAACGATGAGACCTCCGCCGATGATCTCTGCTGCGGTTGTGATCTGGGTTCTGTTCATCGCCAAATGTTGAGAACCGTTGGGGCCGCCTCGGATCGCTGCCGTTTCGTTGCTCGATCCAACGCTAACACGAGAGCGATGCAGGCATCTATCTTCCGCTTGCTCTTCCCCTTGCTCAGTCTCCAGCCCTGCTCCGTCATCCTCTGGGCCGCTGAATGAACATGATCGCTGAGAGTCGGGCTCCCATCGTGGGCGATCTTCCCGGCGACGATCAGTTCGTATGCGTTGCCGCAGGCAGGCACCATCCGCTGTGCGCTTTGAGGGAACTCGATCATTGGGAGACCATCATCCGCGAGGGCCTCTGCCGAGCGTTGGAAGAACGAGGGGTCATAGGCGAACTCTTGCACCTGATAGGAGGCGGCGAGACCTCGGAGATGATGCTCAACCTCGGACACATCAACGCCCTGTTCGCTGGGATTCCAGATTCGGGCTCTGACTACTAGGCGATCATCCTGCGGCTGCGCTAGGACTACGGCGATGGAGTCGTGCTTCAACGCCATGTCTATCCCTACCCAAACAGGGAGGTCGGGGCGCAGAGCGAGGTCTGAGCGGCAGGCATCCCATGCTCCTATCGGAAGCCACGACTCCTGAGTGCGCACCCACTGATTGAGTCGCCATCTCCTGAACGCAAGTTCGGCAGTCTGCCTCGTTGCCGCCTCTAGGTCCGCCGGGTCGAGGAGCCCCTCAGCGATGTTCGGATTCGCCTGCCTCCACGCTTTCTTGCTGGTGATGGCGCAGTCTGCTGGGGCTTCCCACCACCAGAATCCGAACTGCTCATCCGCAACCTCGCCCGAAGCGATCTGCTTTCCGTACTGATACTGCTGACCGCATACGGAGTCGAGGTCATAGCCTGCGGTGGTGATGGAGATGATCAGCGGCTCCAGCCTCGCGCCTGAGCCGAGGCTCATTTGGTCGTAGAGTTCTGGGCTCTGCTGATTCCAGAGTTCATCGAACAGCACGAGGCTCGGGTTTAGGCCTGCCTGCGATCTGAACTCCGAGGAAAGAACCCTGAACACCGAACCGAAGCGGGGCATCTCGACGGCATCTCGATACACCTTCGTCTCGGCGGTCAGCATCGGGGAGGCCATGATCTGAGATTTGGCTTCGTTGAAGATGATCCTTGCCTGTTGTCTGTCTCCGGCGACTGCATAAATCTCGGCCCCCGGCTCGCCTGCCACCATCCCGTAGACGGCGATTGCCGAGCCCAGCAGACTCTTGCCCTGCTTGCGAGGCAGGCCGACTAGGGCTCTCCGATAACGGAGTCTGCCATCAGGTCTCCGTTCATAGAGAGCCCGTAGGAGCCATCTCTGCCATGCGGTGAACTCCAGCGGATGCCCAGCCCTGAACCCTTTGAGAACCGTGAAATGCTCTCGGGCGAACTCGATGATTTCATCCCCATCACTGGGCCAGTGGATGCGTGGCGTGAGATAGGTCGGAGCCCACCTGCTATGCGGAGCCATGCCTCTTCGCGGCGATGCGTTTGTGGAGTTCGCTGAAGCCATGCTCCCTAATCTCACCGATGCCTAGCGTACTGCGATCTGTCGGAGAGAAGCCGAGTTGGCCGAGGAGAGACTGTAGTTGTTTGTCGAGGTCGCGGAGGGCTCGTCGCTTGCGCCAATCATCGGGATTCTGCAGCACAGCCGCCCGAAGGATGATCCGCTCATCGGTCATCTCGCAGGCCATCAGTACCAACTCCGTATCGAGGGATCGCTTCAGCCATGCGGCTCCTCCCTGCCAGACCTGATCCCACAGAGCCCTGCCGAATCGGCCAAGAGTCCGGGGCGGCTCCATCGGCTCCGGGCCGAAGGCCCCTACGATGACCTCCGCAACCTGCGATGGGAGGGCTCGCTTTCCGGGGTTGCCGAGCCGCCGCTTCTGCTCAGTCGGCCTCGGCCTGCGCCCGGATCCTCTACCACCCATGTTTCGCCTCAATCTCTCGCATCAGGGGCTCCATCATAAACCTGCATTATCTGCGGAGGCGCACAGAGAGATGGGCCGGGGGATTCCGTGCGTCGGCCCAGCAAGA